ATTCAGTAGCAAGTAACACAGGAGACAATTCAGTAGCAAGTAACACAGGAGACAATTCAGTAGCAAGTAACACAGGAAACTATTCAGTAGCAAGTAACACAGGAGACAATTCAGTAGCAAGTAATTTAGGACAAAAAAGTATATCAAGCTGTTTAGGTGTAGGAGGACAAGCTTCAGGTAAAAAAGGAACATGGCTAGTAGTAGCAGAATGGATACAAGATGAAGACTGGAATTGGGAAGTAAAAGAGGTAAAAACAGTAAAAGTTGATGGAAAAAAAATAAAAGAAGATACATATTATACTCTTGAACATGGAGAATTTGTAGAAAAAGGAAGTGCATCGGATGATAACGATTAAACAGGAAAATATATTAGATTGTACAGAAAATATAATAGTTCATCAAGTAAACGTACAAGGAATAATGCGGAGGTGGAGTTGCTAGACAACTCGCCGACCGTTATAAAGGATTAGAAAATTTTTATTCATTACATTGCAAGGAATTGGATAATAATTATGATTTATTAAGTGGAACAGTATTATTTTATGGAGATTATGAAAAAACAATAGCAAATATGTTTAGTCAAAAGTCAAACTTTGATACAGATTATATAGCAATGGAAAAAAGTTTAAGATATATAAGAATGTGGGCGGAAAATAATAATTTAAGTATAGCAATACCTTATGGAATAGGTTGTAGTATAGCAAATGGAGATTGGAATAAGGTTTATAAAATTATAGAAAAAGTATTTGAAGATTATGATGTTACTTTATATAAATTAGGAGGAGAATAGATATGATAGAAATAATTAAAAATATTTTATTTGGAGTAGCTCTAATAAGTGGAAGTATATGCACAATATTATTATTTTTAATTTTATTATATAGAGTAATACTTATCTTTATAGATAATATGAAAAATGCAAATGTTTTTAGACAATGTTTGATGATTTATATTCACAGAAAAAGACCTGATATAAAAATAGAATTAGAAGATATTGATATACAAAAACAAGGAATACATTTGAATAAGAAAAATAAGGAGTAAATAAGATATGGAAAAATATAATTTAAAAAATAAAACAGATATAAAAATGCATAATGTATTATTTGCAACAACAAGTGAAAGAGATTATGAGATGGAAAGGTTATTATTGCTAGAAGATATGCCTGATACAGAATATAATGAATTTGTTTTAGTAGATGGATATCATTGTAGTTGTTACGATTTTGATGAAACTAACTGGGAGTGCACAAAATTAACTAAAGATGAATTAAATAAATTGCTAGAAAAAACAGAAGAGTGGGAGACATTAAGAAAAGAATTAAAAGAATTTTTAGCGAGATATTAAAGGGGGATACATAATGAAAGAAAAAAATAAAAGAACAACTAAAGATAGTATTGAATATTTGGAACTACAGTGTATTGTTAATAATAGAATACATAACTATATTTCAAAGTATCATAATTACCCTAAATACATCAAATTACCTTTATGGATATTTGAATGTCTAAAACAAACAATGTGTGAAGTAGATTTAAAGATAGATTATAAAAAAGAAGAGTTTACATTTTTAAATTTAAAAGTTTGTGAAACAGTTAGTATAGAAAAAGCAGAAGAAATCGAGGTGTTTTAAGTGAAAGAAAAGATAATAGATGGAGTTATATTAACACCGATGTATAAAGGCGAAGTATATAAATATCATGAATGCTCAAATTGTAAAAAAGAAATATACTTTGAAGAAGATATATTTCAACCATTTCATTTTGAAGAAAATATAAAATATTGCCCATTTTGTGGAAAAGAAGTAATAAGATATGCAAAACCAAAATTTATAGAAGAAATAAATTGGAATTGGTTAGATGAATACAAATTTGTTATAGAAAAAATGTATAGAGAATTAGAATATATAATTTATTGTAAGCTAGATAAAGAACAAATAGACGAATTAGAAGAAAAGTCTGCAAGAGGAATGGAATATTTTGGACAGGATAGATGGTCTTTTCCATATAGCAATGGAACTATATGCGATATAATTCATCAAATAACAAGAATTAAAGTACATTATACAGAAAAACGAAAACTTGAAAAAGAGTTTGGAGGTGTTTTAAGTGAAAGAAAATAGTATAGAAGATGATATAAAAAATGCAGAACATTTTATAGATTCTATAAAAACAGATAAAGAGTATAAAGAAGAAAATGGTTGGCATGGATATTACAATAAAGAAATTATAGAGCTTACTAGAATATTGGAACATATTTTATCAGATTATAAAAGAGTATTAAAAGAGAATGAAGAATTAAATTTGAAGTATTATATGTTATATACTGGGGAAATTGAAAATCTGAAAGCACAAGAAGTTAAAATAAAAAGTCAAGTTATTCCAGTTCAAAAAGTAAAAGACAAGATAGAAGAATTAAAGAACACTCCATTAAAAATAAAAGAGAATGACAAATATTATTATGAAACAGATGCATATAACAAAATAGTAGTACAAGTTTTACAAGAACTACTAGAAGGGAGAAAATAAAATGAACGGAAATGATAATGGATTCATAAAAAATAGAAATAAAGAAAAACAAAGACAAAATAATGTAAGAGAATATCAAAGAAAGTTCTTAAATAAAAAAATGAAAAGAGGTAAATAAAATGTGTGCTGATGAGATGTTTGAAGAGTTAGGATATGAACTATGGACAGACGATAAAGAAACCGTATTTTATAAAGGAGAAAATAAAAATATCATATTTGATAAATATACAAAAGAAATATGCTTAATTGACAAAGCAGAATTAGACATAGATATTACTATGCAAGAACTACAAGCAATAAATAAGAAATGCCAAGAACTTGAATGGATAAAGGAGGACTAACATATGACAAAAGAACAAGCAATGCTAAAAGAAAAAGACAAACAGATAGATAAATTAAAGAAACATAATGATGAATTATTAAGAAAATTAAGAAACAGAGTAAAAGAAGTTAAAAAATTACAAAAATATAGTCTATATAAAGAAGAATTTTCAAAACTAAACAAGCAATTACAAAATAAAGATAAAATAATAGATTTAATGGCGGAGTTTATTGAAGATGAATTAACAGTAGATGAATTTTGTACAAAGGAAGGTTGCTATGCAGATAATTATATAGATGGGCATTGTGAAAAGTGCTTAAATTGCATAAAACAATATTTTGAAAATAAAGCAAAAGAAAGAAGGTAAAGAAATATGAAAATGTATTGTAAGATAAAGAGACCGGATAATGCCAGACAACCGATAGAAAAAGGAGAGAAAATTGTAATACAAGAAAAAATAGACGGAAGTAATACTGCAATCTATAACGACAATGGAAAAATAAGACTATATAGTAGGTCTAATGAATTAACAGGAGAAGATGGATTAAATGGATTTGTTAAATATGCTAGGGAAAGAGAAAATAAAATACTAGAATATTTACCAAATGGATCTGTGTTATATGGTGAATGGCTAAACCAAGGTAAGATAAACTATAATTCACTAGCTAAACAAGGTAAAATAGAACCATACTATGCTTTTGATTTGGTAAAAGAGATAGTGTATAAACCAACAGAAGATGAAGATTTTACAAGGAGATTTGCAAGTATAGAAGAAATGAAAGAGATATCAAACAAAATAGGATTTAAAACAGTACCAGAAATAGCAGTAGAGAATCTAATAAGTTATGATAAGTTAAAAGAAAAATATGTAGATAATCAAAAATCTGCATTAGAAGGGACAGACTGTATAAGAGAAGGAATTGTAATCAAGACATTGGATGGAGAACGAAGAATCAAAATAGTTGGAGATAAATTTCAAGAAGTAAAACATATAAAAAATTTAGAAACAAAAAGTCCATATGCTTTTTTAGATAAGTATATTACGCCTATGAGAATATGCAAATTTTTGATACAAATAGGGATAGAAAATCCAAAACAAGAAGATTATAGGGAAATATTTAAGAAATTAGATATAATTGCTAATGATATTTTAGAAGAGGAAAAAGAACAAATATTAAAAGATATAGCACGAATAATCAAAAAACAGGCTATTCCTAACATAAAAGAATATGTAGATAATAACTAAAAAAAGTGGAGTGATACAAATGACTAAAACAATAAAGAATCTATTAAATGCCAAAGAATTAATAGAGAAAAAGATAAATTTAAACAATAATTTACTAGAGACAATAAAAGTATTAAGGCAAGATGAAAATAACCTAAAAGACGAAAATGATGCTTATAAGATTGCATTAAAACTAATTAAGAAAAGGCTAAAAGAAGAATATAGAAGGTAGAGTACAATTATTTAATGAGGAGGTATACTAATGACACGAGAAGAACTAAAAAATTATAAATATAATCAAAAATGGATAAAAGACAGACTTGAATACATAGAAGAATATAAAGCAAGTATAGAAAATATAACATCAGTATTATCAGATATGCCAAAGGGAAGTAAAGAAGTTCAAGATAGCATGGCAGAAAAAATAGCGATTTTATTAGATAATATAAATGAATTGCTAGAAAGAATAGTAAGAGAACAAAAAAATCAAAAGCAAATATTAAATCAATTAGATAAAGTAGAACAACCATACAAGTTAATTTTAGAAAAAGTATACATACAAGGTAAGACACTTGTAACAACAGCGAGTGAGATGGACTATAGTTATGAACATATGAAACATATGAATGGTATAGCTTTAAATAAATTTGATAAAGTTAACACTAAATAGCACTGAAACGCACCATAGAAATATGATATATATATAATCAAGAGAAATGTAAGTAGAAAATAAAGAGTAAGTACAAGCCCCTTTTTGTATTTGCTCTTTTTATTATGATGTTATGAAAGGAAGAAGGAAAATGGGAAGTAAAGAATTTTTAGACGAGAGCAAAGAAGAAGTAAGATGTTATACACAAGCACATTTAGATAAAACTGACAATACATCAGTTTCTTTAGATGATGTTTTTGTTGTTTGGTATTGTAAAACATTACAGAATCATAAAGCACTATTAAGTACAAGATTACCAGATGGTATGTATTATGAATGTACATACAACGGTGACAAAAAAGAATTATACTTTGATGCATATAAGAAATTTGAAAATAAATGCATAAAAATAGATTAAAATTAGTTATTACCAGATGCTAGGTAACTGATAATATAGATTGTTATGTTTTGGTTATACAATTGCACTCCTAAAAAAGATATAATATATAAACTTTTGCAGAACTTTCCTAGCGAGTTCTAATTAATATTTGTAAATAGTGCGAAGTATGTAAACATATATAGCAGAGTGACATATAACAGCCATTCAGTTCTAGAGTGCAATTATATATAACTTACATATTTCGTAGTGTTTATAAATAAAAGAGAAGAGGAAAAGATATGGAAATAAGAGATTATTTATTAGATGAAATGAAAAGATTAAATAGAATAAATGATGGTTTAGAAAAGAAAATAAATCAAGGAATAGATTATAATAATGAGCCTGAACAAATTGTATGTAATGTTAAAGCTATGTGTGATATAGCTTCTATTTTGATATAAAATTATTGTTTATTGTAAGTTTGCAAGTTTTTATAAAATTCATTATATATTTCGCAAGGAAGAGTTTTTATTTGTTCTTCACTACTGAATTTACAAGATTCAAGAGTTTTTAAAGTTAATTGTAAGGCAATAGTTTCTCTTGATGTCATAAAGCAACACCTCTTTTCTGTATAAAAGTAATGTTCAGGCTCAAAAGAAATTATATCAAACCAAAAACAAAAATTTTGTCGAAATATGTAAAAAATAAAATAAAAGGAGAGTACATATGACTAATCAAGAAAGAATAAAAAAATACACAGAAGAACACTGCTCAAGATGTAAAAATAAAACAAAGAACGATTGTGAAATAAGAGTTTTTCAAAATGGAGATGTAATATGTACAAAGTGTGTGTATTATGAGCGAGAAAATTAACTATGCAAATTGTATGCAAAGAAGATGCGATGAGTGCAAGCATTATGACTATTGTTTTAGATATAGACCAAGAAAGGATGTGAAAACAAATGCCAAGAGGAAGACCAAATAAAATAACAGGGGAAAAAGAACTACAAGAAAAAATAGATAAATACTTTAAAGAGTGTGATAATAAAAATGAACCATATACAATAACTGGGTTGTGTATAGCTCTTGATATTTGTAGAGATACGTTGTGTGAATATGCTAAGAAAGAAGAATTTTCCGACACAATAAAAAAAGCAAAGTTAAGAGTAGAAAATTACTTAGAAAAACACTTAATAACAGATAGCGGAACAACAGGAATAATCTTTAATTTAAAGAATAACTTTGGATGGAAAGATAAACAAGAGAATATAAATGTAGATACTTCGTATGAAGAATATATAAAAAGAGTTGAAGGCAATGAGTATTAATACAAAAAAATACATAGAATCTTATATAAAAATAAGGGATAAAAAAGGCAATGTAATTCCATTAAAGCTAAATGAACCTCAATTAAAATATTATAATGTTGTTAAAAAACTATATGAAGAAAAAAAGCCTATAAGAATAATAATATTAAAAGCTAGACAAATGGGATTTAGTACAGAAACAGAGTCAATTATATTTAAAAATGTTGTTACAAATCATAATTATAATGCTGGTATAGTAGCACACAAAGAAGATAGCACGACAAACTTGTTTAATATGAGTAAAAGAATGTTAGAATATTTACCAGAATCTATTAAACCTGAACAAAAAAAATCAAATGCTAAAGAATTAGTATTTAATAATGAAGAAGGAACAGGACTTGATAGTAAGATAAAATGTATGACAGCAGGAGGAAAAGGAATTGGACGTTCTGATACATTTACAGCACTACATTTATCAGAATTAGCTTTTTGGGAAGGAAATAAACAAGACACACTATTAGGATTATTACAAGCAGTTCCTAATATTCCTGAGAGTATCGTGATAATAGAAAGTACAGCGAATGGATTTGATTATTTTAAAGAATTATGGGACAAAGCAGTAGCAGGAGAAAACGATTTTTATCCACTATTTGTTGGCTGGAATGAATTAGAAGAATATAAAATGCAATATACTGGATTTCAATTAACACAAGAAGAAATAGAACTACAAAGGTTATACAATGTTTCTTTAGAACAATTGGAATGGAGAAGATGGTGTATAAAAAACAACTGTGGAGGAGATGTAGATAAGTTTAAACAAGAATACCCAATAAGTCCTGAAGAAGCGTTTTTATCAACTGGTAAATGTTATTTTAATAAACAGAATATAATAAATAGAATAAATGAATTAAGAGGCAAGAACCCAATTATACAGGGCTCTTTTTCTTGTTTCTATGATGGAATAAGAATAAGAGGTAGAAAATTCAAAGAAGAAGAAAAAGGAAGCATAAAGATATATAAATACCCTGAAAACAATGTTCCATACGTAATTGGTGGAGATACAGCTGGAGAAGGATCAGATTATTTTACAGCACATGTAATTAACAATATTACAGAGGAGCAAGTTGCGGTATTAAAACAGCAATATGATGAAATAGAATATGTTAAACAAATATATTGTCTAGGTATGTTTTATAATAAAGCATTGCTTGGACCCGAATGTAACTTCAGTACATACCCAATACAAAAATTAATAGAGTTAAATTATCCTAATATGTATGTTAGAAAAAAAGAAGATACATACATAAGTAAACACGAAAAGGCATTTGGATTTAAGACAACATCAATAACAAGGCCATTAATATTAGCAAATTTACAAGAGATTGTAAAAGACGAAGTTGAAAAAATTAATGATAAAGATACATTAAGAGAAATGCTAACATTTATAGTAAACAGGAATGGCAGAGCGGAAGCGGAAGATGGCTATCATGATGACTTAGTTATGGCTTTGGCTATAGCTTATTATGTAAGACCACAACAGACAATGAAAAAAATAATATCACAGAACGAAGAAATAAAAGCTTTTATAGATAAAGAATTTGGAATAGATGAAGATAATATTAAAAGCGATTATGGAAGTAAAATAGAAGTATTTTAGGAGGGAAACTATGAAAAAAATGTATTAAGAGAAAAAATAAGGCAAAGAGAAGAAGAAAAGAAAATTACTATTAAAAAGAAAACAAAAAAGAGGAGTAAGAAAAATGATTAATTTAATATATACAATATTACCAATAGTCTGTTTAATAACAGGCTTTTATTTTGGTTTTAAGATAGGAAAAACAGAGGAAATACCTTCGGTGCCTGAAAAAATAAAACATTCAATAAAAACAGTAAAAGAAGAAAATGAAAAGAAAAAAGAAGGAGAAAAATTAAGCAAAGCATTAAGGAATCTAGATAATTATGATGGAACTCCAACAAGTCAGGAGGAGATTTAATTTATGAAAAGAGAAAATATAGTAACAGATGTATGGAATGAATATCAAAAAGGAGTTGACTATAATTATAGACAGGATTTGTACAATAAAACTGCCAAGAACTTCAAGTTCTATTTGGGAAATCAATGGGAAAATGCAAAATTAGGTGGAATACAGCCTATTACATTAAATATAATACAATCCATTGTTAAATATAAAGTGGGAGTAGTAAAAACAAATTCATATCAAATTTATTTTAATTCTGATACCTATGAGAATGATACGGAAAGAAAAAAATTACAGGATTTATGCGATAGTTTAAACAGATTTGCAAATAGAACTTGGGAAAAGAATCAAGTTGACAAAATTGTTAGAAATTGTGTTGATGATGCATGTATTGACTCAGAAGGAATTGTTTATTTTTATGAAGATAATGATAATATAGTACCAGAACAAGTGGACAAGACGAATATATATTATGGCAATGAAAATGATGATAATATTCAAACACAACCATATATAATTATTTCCTTTAGAAGAACAGTCGACGAAGTAAAAGAGGAAGCAAAGAAAAATGGAATGAGCGACGAAGAACTTGAAAAGATTATACCTGATGAGGAATACCACGAGCAAGCAGGAAAAGATAAAAGAGTAGATGAAATAAGTCCAATGTGTTTAGTATTATTAAAATTATATAAAAAAGATGGAACAATATGGGCTAAAAAATGTACTAGATTAGCAAATGTAATGAATGATAGTAATCTAAAAATAAAGCTTTATCCTGTAGCACATTATAATTGGATAAGAGTAAAAGGAAGCAGCAGAGGACAGGGAGAAGTTGAATATTTAATACCAAATCAAATAGAAATAAATAAGACTGCTACAAGAAGGGCTTTGGCAGTGAAATTGGGTGCATTTCCGAAATTGGTAGCAAATACCAAATATATAAAAAATACAAAAGCTTTAAATAGTGTGGGAACAACAATAGAATTAAATGAATTGAATGCTGATGATGTAAATAAGGTTGTTAATTACTTAAAACCCGCTCAGATGAGTACAGATGCATATAATTTACAAAAAGAGTTAATTGATGATACACAAAATTTAGCTGGAGCAGGAGATAATGTAACTGGAAATATAGATCCAACACAAACAAGTGGGAAAGCTATATTAGCAGTTCAGCAAGCAAGTCAACAGCCAATTAATTCTCAGGTAGAAGCATATAAAACATTTATAGAAGATATTGCAAGAATATGGTTTGAAATGTTAAAAGCTTATAGTGTAAACGGAATTAAATTGACTAAAGAAGAAAAAGATTATGCTAATGATACTACATATGATACACAATATATTTTAGATTATGAGGAATTAAATAAATTAGAACTAGATTTAAAAATTGATATTACTCCAAAGTCTGCATTTGACAAATATGCTATGGAAGTTTCTCTTGAGAATTTATTAAGTGCAGGACAAATAACATTTGAAGAATATGTTAATGCTTTGCCAGAAGATTCTACAATGCCAAAATCAAAACTAAAAGAAATATTAAAAACAAGAGAAGAGAAAAATAAGGTAATTACAGATATAGAGAAACAAGGTAATGCATTAAATGGAGCAATAGAACAAGTAATGACGCAGCAAGAAATACAAAATCAACAGCAAGCAGGAATAACTCCTGAAGAAGCAGACATGCTTAATAATCAGCAATTAAATAATCAAGTTAATTAGAGCGCAATAAGCTCTTTTTTTATTGTCCAAAACTGATGAAGACGGGAAAAAAGCTTTTAGGAATTAATAGTCGACGGACTTTAAATGGGAGGTTACATATGCCAAATGATGAAAATATGGATGTAGAAAATATTGATAATGAGGTTGTTGAAACTGAAACAACTCAAGAAGAACAAGAAACTCAAGAAGAAAGGCAGTTAACACAAGAAGATATTGACAATGCAGTCAAATCAAGAGTAGGAAGGGTTGAAAGAAAAGCAAAAAGGCAATTAGCAGAAAAAGATAAAGAAATTGAAAGATATAAGCAACTCGAAAATACTATTCGTGCTGGATTAGGTGCTAGTGATGATGAAGATATTCTTGAAAAAGTCAATAGTTTCTATAAAGAACAAGGAGTAGATATTCCTAAATATGAATCAAAATTTAATAATAGAGATTCTGAAAGATTAGGGGAATTAGATGCTCAAGATTTAATTGGTTCTGCTGAATTTGATGAAATTCAAAGTAGAGCAAATGAATTAGCTTCTTTAAAACAAAGTAAAAAAATAAGTAAAAGAGAAGAAGCGGAATTTATGGAATTAGGTAGTTATTTATCTAGTGAGTTGAAATTAAAAGAACTAAAAGACAAGGGAGTTGATGAAAAAATATTAGAAGACAAAGAATTTAAAGAGTTTTCTAAGAAATTTAATTCAGATACTTCTATTACTGATATTTATGATTTATATGCAAAATTAAACCATAAAGAAGTAGAAAAACCTGCTAGTACAGGTAGTGTTAAATCAACGGTAGGAGAATCAAAAGTAAAAAAATATTATACATCTGAAGAAGTTGATAAACTAACTTCTAAAGATTTGGACAACCCTACAATATTTAAAAATGTTATGGCTTCAATGAAAAAATGGGGCAAATAAAAAAGTAAAGGAGAGATATAAAATGAGTTATGCAAATTTTAAACCAGTTGTATGGTCAAAATACATACAACATGAATTACCAAAATTTACAGTATTTAAACAAGATTGTGATTTTAAATTTGAAGGAGATGCGGGACAAGGGAAAAGAGTAAAAATATTAAATGTTGGAAGACCAACTATTAAAAAATATATTCCTAATAAAGATATAGACCCAGCTGAAAAAATACCAGATGCTTCAACATATTTAGATATTGATCAATTTGATTATTTTAATTATGGAGTTGATGATATAGATAAAGCTCAATCAATGGATGGAGTAATGGAAGCATTACAAGAAGAAACTACAAGAGGAATGGCAGAGCAAGAAGATATATTCTGTGCAACACAAATGGCAAAAAATGCAGGTTATAAAACAGAATCAACAGAAATTTCAACAGCTGAAGAGGCTAAAGCAGCTATTGATAAATTATTTGTTAAATTATGGAACCAAGGAGTAAGTACAAAAGACAAGGTTACTATGTACTTAACACCTTGGTTTTATAGTTTGTTCCAAAATAAATTAATAGAATTAAAAACAAATAACGATGAATTAATAGCACAAGGAGTTTTAGGTTTATACAATAATGCCAAAGTAAAAATGACAAATAATGCATATAATGATGGAACAGATGACTATATAATAGTTAAAACATCAAAAGCATTTGCTTATTGCAATGGTATTGACAAATTAAAACCATATGAACCAGAAAAAGGTTTTGCCGAAGCAGTAAAAGGATTAAATACATATGGTGGAAAAATGGTAAGACCAAAAGAGTGTGCAGTATTAAGATGCCACCAAAAATAAAATATTAAAAATAAGATTGGAGTGATAGAATATGGCAATAGCTAAAATAACTAATACAGAATTAATAAGAAATGAAGCTAAAGAGGTGATAAGCGCTGTAGCTGTAGATACTACTGAAGGGGCAAGCGTTGATTACACAAATCAATCAGATGGTAGAATATTACTTATGATTACAAACGGAAATGCAAGTGCTGCTAAAAAAGCAACTATAATAAAAGGCAATTCTTTGCAAGGAGTAGAAGATTTAGAAATATCCATACCAGCAGGAAAAACATATGGAATAGTTATTGAATCTGGTAAATTTGTAAATGTATCAGGAGAAAATAAGGGAGAAGTAATAATAAAAGGAGAAAGTGCTGATATTACAATACAAGCAGTAGAATTACCATAATTAAGGAGGGGATTTCCCCTCTTTTTATCAAGTTGAAAAGGACAATAGACAGTTCGAATCTGTCAAACTTGGAGGGAAAATGAATGACATATGGTGAAAATAAAAAATTAACTTTGGCATTAATAGAAGAATATGCACCTGATTTAGTAAAAAAAACAGAAGATGACGATATAGCATTAAGATTACCATTTTTATATCAATTGGCATATCAAGAATTAGCAATGACTAAAAAGATAATAGCCACAAAATTATATAATGAAATACCAGATGAAAACAAAAAAGACAAATATACTTCATATAGTCTTCCTGCTGATTTATACCAAATAAAAAATGTGTATGCATTAGATAAAAACAATAAGCCAATAACTGCAGAATACTATACAATAAATAAAAAAATATATTTAAATGACAATATTCCTGGTTCAACGATATTAGAATATTATAAATATCCACAGGACATAAATGAAGAAACAATGGATGATTTTTATTTAGAATTAGATAATGATGCACAAGCATTATTACCATATAAAGTGGCTGATGATATATTAAAAACTGATCCAAGTGTTGATTATACAGCCTTTGCAACAGAATATCAAAGAAAACTACAATTGTTAGATACTAGAAAAAATATACCTACAGTTGTATTAAATGAACCAGAATATGATATTTAGGAGGAAAACAGATGGCCACAGGAATAAAAAGAACTTATGCTGATTTTTCAGGAGTAGATTTTTTAAATGAACCAACATTGGTTTCTATAACAAGAAGTCCTGATGCTTTGAATGTATGGAAGAATTATCGAGATGCTCAAGGTACTTGCATAGAAACTAGGCCAGGTTATAGAAAAATAGCACAAATAGGTAATAGAATTAATGGTATTTATATATTTAGTTTAACGAAAGCTTTAATACATTCAGGTACTGTATTATATGAATGGAGTAATTTCCCAAGTGAACCGACCTCAGAAACATTGAAACAATTATATGCGGATATGAATAATAAAAGAAGCAAGTATAACAAGCTTGATTCAAAATTATATATAAATGACGGAAAAAATTATCTTGTGTATGATGGTACAATATTAAAGAAAGTAAAAGATGAAGCATTTGTACCACGTACTACAATTAGTAGAACAGCGGGGAATATGGGAGGTGGAGAAACCTTACAAGATGTTAATTTGTTACAACCTAAAAGAATAAATAGTTTTGTTGGAGATGGTACATCAAAGATATTTTATTTAGATGCACAAAATATAGATAGTACAACGGTAACTGTAACTGTAGATAACAAAAAGCAGACAGAAAATTCAAATTTTACGGTAGACAGGGTAAATGGGAAAGTGACTTTTAATACAGCACCATCTAAACCAAATTTAAGTGGCGAAGATAATGTTTTTATTACATTTTCTAAAACCATAAGTGGCTATGAAGATAGAATAAATAAATGCACTAAGGCATTGTTATTTGATAATAGAATGTTTTTTACGGGTAATCCAGATTTTCCAAATGCGGTATTTCATTCTGAGTTAAACAATCCAGCTTATATAAGTGACTTGAGTTACTATGAAGATGGTTCAAGCGATTCTTCAATAACAGGAATGACTGTTGGAAATAATGTGTTATGGATTTTTAAGAATTTAGATCAAAATAATGCAAATGTTTTTTATCATGAACCGACATTGGATTTAGAACACGGAAAGATATATCCAACTAAGCAAGGAAATGTTAGTGTTGGATGTTATGTGGATAGTACTAATTTTCAAGATGATATTGTTTATTTGAGCAGATATGGATTAGAAGGAATATCAACAGAGAAAATAGATAGCAAACAGGCTATAGCACACAGAAGTTTTATGGTAGATGTAAAAATGACAAATGAGAATAATTATAAAGATGCTATGATGACAGAATATCAAGGCTATTTATTGATTCTTGTTAATGGTAAGATATATTTAGCTGATAGTAGACAAAAGTATGCTAATTTAGATAGTTTTGGGTATGAATGGTTTTATTGGGATTTTACAGACATAAATCCTATATTATTAAAGGAATATAATGATAAATTATATATTGGAACCGATAATGGTTCTATTTTTATTTTAGAAGGTACTAATGATAATGGAAAAACAATTATTTCATATTGGACTACTCCAATGGACAATTTTGGTTATAATAATCAATTAAAAACCACAAATAAACGTGGTGGTTTAGCTAAAATAAAAACAATACCTAATGGGCTTATAAAAATTGCCAGAAGAACAGACAAATCAAGTGAATATAAATACACAACAAGAAAATCGGCCAATGGATTTTCATTTGAAAGTTTAGATTTTAGAAACTTTAGTTTTATTACAACAGATAAATCTTATGTTTTATATAAAATAAAAGAAAAAAAATTAAATGAATTATCGCTTAAATTTTATAGTGATGAAAAAGACAAACCATTTGGAATATTTAGTTCAACAATAGAAGCTTTTGTTGGTGGATATATAAAAAAATAGGAGGGGAATATGGCGTTAACGAAATTAGAAGAAAATTTAAATACTATAGAAAATTTACCAGACAGTCCTACATTAGAAACTGCAGAATTAAAAAAGAAATTTGATGAAAGTTCAATAAAAATAAAAGAATATATAAATGAAGTGTTAACAAATGAGTTAGATAAATTATTTAATAAAAAGTTAGACAAAACTGGGGGAACTATAACAGGAAATTTAGCTGTACAAAACTTGACAGGAAAAATCAATGGTTTTACATGGGATGTAAATACCAATAATGAAAATGACACATGGGTGCTTGTATTAAGTGAAGGAAAGATAAAACATAGAGTATTAAATACAGCATTTAATTCAGATATTAAGACAGTAGGGAAATTAATGTATCCAGTAGGTTCAATTTATTTAAGTGTAAAAAATACAAATCCAAGTTCTTTTTTTGGAGGAACATGGGTAGCATGGGGAACAGGAAGAGTACCTGTAGGAGTAAATGCATCAGATAATGATTTTAAAACAGTTGAAAAGACTGGTGGAGAAAAAACACACAAGTTAACAATAGAAGAAGTACCACCACATTCACATAGAACATGGATAAAAGATGAAAATTATTCAAGCTTAGGAGACGGTTATGGAAATTATTTTTATGGGAAAGGACATTATTATAATTTGACAACCCAAACAGGAGGTGGAGGAGCACACAATAACTTGCAACCATATATTACATGTTATATGTGGAAAAGAACAAGTTAGAAAGGAGTATATATGGCTACTGGATATGAAGATATTGATAGATTAACTAATCAACAGAATAATTTAATAAATGAACAAGAAAGAAAACAGAATGAGTTAATAAATCAACAAACTCAAATGCAAGTTGATGAATTAAATCGAGAAAAAGATAAAATTGAACAAGATACGATAAAAACAACAAAAGGACTGTATTCAAATTGGCAAAAACAAGCAAACCAATATGGAGCCAATGCAGAACAATTAGCACAACAAGGTTTGGCTCATAGTGGTTATGCAGAAACAACCCAAACAGCGTTATATAACACTTATCAGAAAAATGTAACAGAAACTTTAAACAATGCCAGAGATTTAAAAAGTGATTATGATTTTAAAGTTCAACAAGCAAGGCAAAATGGAAGTGTACAACAAGCACAAGCAGCATTAGATTTATACAAACAAAAAGCTCAATTATTAACACAAAATTATGAGTTAAGACAAAATAGAGAACAATATTTATATCAACAAGAAAGAGATAGAGTTTCTGATAATCAATGGCAAAAAACCTTTGACCAACAGGCAAGGCAAAATGAAATCGAAAATCAATGGAAACAAAAATCTTTTGACTATCAAAAACAAAGAGATGCTATTTCTGATAGTCAATGGCAAAAGAATTTTGATTATCAAAAAGAGAGAGCTGCTGTTTCTGATAATCAATGGCAAAAGCAATATGAATTGTCAAAAAAAAAATCTAGTTCGGCTAGTAGTTCTAAAAGTAGTAAAAAGTCAACCAAGAGCACAGGTGGACTAAAGGTATCTGATAGTAATATAACAGAAGAAACTGATCCAAGGCTACAACGAATATTAAAAAATGCAGCTGATGTAGGTAGTGAGATTGGTATAGGTAGCATGAAAATACTTAATAGTTTAATGGGAAGATGGTGATAGTATATGCTTAAAAAAATTTGGGAGATTATAGAAGATATAGCTGGAAGAAACGATAAAGAAAAAGAACAAGATGCAATAAAAGTACAACAGAATGTAGAAGATTTCATATCTAATGCAAAGGCAAATTTTAATGATAATTATTCTAAAATTATAAATTCTAAAGAAAATATGAGTAATTCAATAACTTCGAATAATTTTAATGAGAGAAATAATATATGGAATCAAATACAAGAAAATGCAGAACGAAGCGTTGGAATAGTAAAAAACAACATAGGAAATTTTGGGAATGATACAGGAAGAACTGTAGAAAATACATGGCTAGGAGCTACATCAGGAACGAAACAATCTCTTAAATATTTAACTAAATTTGGAGAGAATATAAACGGAGGAGCAAGATATTATAAAGACGGAAATGAAATAAAATTAACTGATTTGCCTAATTATTTAACAGAGGAACAGTTGAAAAAATTAAAAAATATTAATGAAGAAGTAAAAGACAAGCTTGGATTTAATATGGATAAAAAATTGCAATCATCAATTAATAAAGACCAAGAAAAAATACAAAAAAATATAGAAAATCAAGGAAATTCAGTTTCTAAAAAATTAGCAGAACTTGCACCGTCAATAGGAAATATGATACCTGGAATGGTTGCAAGTAGTGTGAATCCAGTTTTAGGAGCAACTTATTTTACAGCATCATCAGGGGGAAGTTATATAGATGATGCTAAAGAAAGAGGTATGACAGATGAACAAGCGTTTTCCTATGGGACTATGATGGGAATTATGGAAGGTATAACTGAAGAAGTAACAGTTGGTAACTTTAAAAAAGCAGGTACAGCAATTAATAGTATTATAAAAGGAACAGGAAAAGAAGCGGCAAAAAAAGGTACAGAGCAACTTGCTAAAACGTCAATTAAACAAGTTTTGAAAGATTATGGAATAGGAATTGCTGATAATGCTATACAAGAAGCAATAATGGAACCAATACAAGAAACTGTTGCTGGAGCAATAGGAGGAAAAGAAAAATCTGATTGGAATAATATGGGTCAAAGAATGTTGCAATCGGGAATTAATGGAGGATTAGTTGGCGCTATAGTTGGTGGTGGTAATATGGGAATACAATCATGTGCAGCTGTTGTAGAAAAGATAAATAATGGAAAAACACCGTCAAATACAGAAATAAAATTGGCAATAAAAGATGCATCTAAAGAATTAGATGTTGAAAAAATGATTCAAGATAGTGTAATTCAACAAACAAATAAATACAAAAATTATCATACAGAAACAGTGGTAGACAATATTAATACCAACATATCAAATCAAACACAAAATGTAATAAGTAATAATCAAAATATGCAACAAAATGCAATCCAGAATCAATCTAAAACTCAGGGGCAACAAATTATATCAACTCAAAATAAAAATGCTCCAGATTCTAATATTGTAGAAAATAGTACAAAAATTAAAGGCTATCATGGAACAGATGAAAATTTTGATAATTTTGATTTAAAATATTTTGGCAAACATGACCAAGGGGATTTTGGAAAAGCAGTATATTTTTCCGATAATGAAAATACGGCATCAAAATATGGTAAGAATGTAAAACAACAAGATATAGAATTAAATAACCCATATATTATAAACACTGAAGAAGATTATAAACAATTGTGGAGTCAATTGGCAAAAGAAACAGATATAAGTAAGTTAGATAAAACAGAATTAAAACTACTAAAAGACCCATATACTTCTCAGGAAGAAAAAAATTTTATGTTATATGACAAATTAAATTCAGAAGAAAAAGCAAATGCTATACAAAAACTAGGATATGATGGTGTAATAGATAACACTTATGGGCAAATAGCAGTATTTAGTACAGATAAAATAAATAATATTGCAAATAATCAAGAAATATTGTATAATAATGCCAAAGAAAGTGAGAGTGGTAGTAATGAGTCAATTCGATTGGGAGGAATGCTGGAAAGCAATAGAGAGTTGTCCAGGGTATACGAGGAGGCACAGCAACCAAAGCAATACACAAGAACAGAATACGAAAAATGGGAAAAGTCAATTAAACCAATTAAATACAACGAACTTACCAGTGCAGAACAAAAAATAAGTAATGATGTACAAGGACAATACAATAAAGTGTTGTCTTTTTTTGATGGAAATGAAAATGATTTATATTATGGAGGAGCTTCTTATTCAGATAAAAATAAGATTTATATTGATAGAAATCAAGCTAAGAATTTTGGAACAGAAAAAATGGTATATCATGAAACTCTAGAAAGTGATATTTTACATAATAACGATTTGAGCAAAGATGTAATAAAACCATCAATTCAAAAAATAATTGAAGATCCTAACTTTGAAAAACAAAAACAAGAGTTTTGGAAAAGTGAAACAGGAAAAATGCCTAGTGATTATTTGATTGCCAAAGATATTCTTTGCGATAGGTTCTCTGAATTAAAAACTGGTAAAAAGGTTGATTATAATAATGTATTGTCTCAAGAAACTAATATGACAATAGATTTTAGCTTAGATAATTTTCATAAAAAATTATATGGAAAAGAGATAAAAGATAATCCTTCTAATTTACCAACTAAAGAAAATACAAAAACGGAATTGAATCTTCCAACAAAAGAAAATATTAATACTCAAGGAGAAACTATAAATTGGAATGAAATAGAAAGACCAGAAGGAAAAATAAGAAAACATTACAAAAGCATAATAGAAAGTAGTAATACAACAAAAGAAGCTAAATCTATAGCAAAAGAACTAATGGGAACAGATACTTATGTACCTGAAACAAATAAATCACAATTAGCTCAAGCAGATACTAGAATAAACAATTCTAGCCCTGAAGCAGAACTAAAATCATTAATGAATAGAGCTACAACTGGAGGTAAAATAGAAGCTGTAGATATAGCAGTAGGAGAAAGACTAATACAATATTATTCTAAAGTTGGAGATAAAACAAATTTACAAGAAGCAATACAGGCAACAGCTATGGCTGGAACAAATGCTGGTAAAACAGTACAAGCTTTATCAATGTTAAATCACCAAACACCTGAAGGACAAGCAACATGGATACAACGTTCAGTAGATAAAATGAATAATGAGTTAGCAAAGAAAAAAGGTGGAACTATAACAAAAGATAGCGATGGAAATATTAAAGTAATCAATAAACAGGGAAAAGACATAACTGGTAAAGTTGATTTATTTGATTTAACTCCAGAAATGATTGAGAAAATAACTAGTTCAAAAGATAAAGAAACAATGTATAAAAATATAGATAGTGTTTATGAAGAATTAGGAGAACAAGTACCAAAATCGACTATTGAAAAGATAGATAGTTGGAGATATTTTTCTATGTTGGCAAACCCAAGAACACATATAAGAAATATGGTTGGAAATGTTGCAATGGGGAAAACTCAAAGAATAAAAGATAAGTTAGCTGGTGGAATAGAAGGTATAGTTAATAAGTTTAACCCTGAAATGGAAAGAACAAAAACTATTGCATTTGCAAATAAAAAAACAAAGGAGTTTGTAAAAGAAGATTTTAAAAATATAGATGTTCAATCAAGGTTAGAACTTAACGAAAACAAATATAATCCTCAATCAAGGCTGCAGAACTCAAGAAAAACATTTAAACATGATATATTTGAAAAAACATTAGGAAAGTTGTTTAATTTAAATGATAACTTATTAGAAGCTGAAGATGGTTTAGGGTTAAAGTCGTCATACAAAAAAGCTTTAGCAGATTATATTACATCTAATAAAATAGATGTAGATAATATAACTGACAAGCAATTAAGCAAAGCTCGTAATTATGCAATAGAACAAGCAAAAGAAGCAACGTTTCACCAAGCTAATTCAATAGCATCAGCAATAAATCAATTCTCAGGAAAAAATAAATTGACTAAAGGGGTAACTGATGCAGTTTTACCATTTGTAAAAACACCGATGAATGTTGCAAAAGCTGGAATGGAATACAATCCGGCGGGGTTATTAAAGACATTAACTTATGATACAGCAAAACTTAGAAAAGGTGATATAAATATAAATAAATATATAGATAATCTTTCAAAAGGGTTGACGGGAACTGGTATTGCAGTTTTAGGTTATGCATTAGCAGATGCAGGAATGTTAAAAGCTTCTGGTGAAGACGATGATAAAAAAGAAAATTATGATGAAGCAACGGGTAGTCAGGCATATTCAATAGAGATTGCAGGAAAGACATACTCTTTAGACTGGTTAGCACCAGTTGGAATACCATTATTTACGGGAGCTGAGGCATATTCAATTCAGAAATCAGGTACTGAAGAGAAAAATAATGTTAGTAGTGACGATAATAAAAAAATAAATCAAATATTAAAATCTCTAGAAAATTGGTCCAATGCAATGTCAAAATCTATGTCACCAATGAGCGAGATGTCAATGATTAGTGGCCTAACTAGTGCATTAAGTAGTTACAATGAAGATAAACTTTCAGCAATGGGAACAAATGCTGTAAAATCATATGTAAATCAGTTCGTACCAACTTTAATTGGACAAATTGCAAAAACTTCTGATGAATATGAAAGAGGTACAACGTCAACTAAAACAGGACTGATATCTAAAGCAATTGATCAAACCAAATTACAAATAACGTCAAAAATTCCAGGGTTAAGGAAGACGTTACCAGTAAAAACAGATATATGGGGAAATAAACAAAAGCAAGAAGAAAATTTACCGATAAGAGCATTAAATAATTTTATAAATCCATCAACAGTTAAAGAGGTAACCAAAGATAAGGTGGATAATGAGATAAACAATTTATATAGCAAGAACGGTGAAAAGTCTATTCTACCAGTTAGCTCAATAGACAAAACATTTAAAATAGATGGAACAACATACAGGATGACAAGTGAAGAATATTCTAAATATAAAACTGATTATGGAAAAAATTCATATAATTTAATTAACAACTTAATTTCAACAAAACAATATCAAAAATTAACAGATAATCAAAAACAAAAAGCAATAGAAAATATATATACATATGTTAAAGAAAAAAATAAAGTTAATTATGCTAAGACTGTTAATAAGGAAGTTAAAACTTCAACTTTATATAATACCTTAGAAGATTTAAAAAAACATGGTGGAGAGCAAAGCGATTATTTAAGTTATATTGCCAAAACTGAGGGGATATCTAAAGACAAAGAGAAAGAAGAGATATTGGCTAATGCTGATTATAGTGATACTACGAAATCAATAATATATAAAACAGCAATTAATTCAAGAGATAAAAAATATTTAGATTTAGAAAAGATAGATTTTCCTATAACAGAATATTTAAAATATAAATCTCAGGAGTTTGTTAGTGATAAAGATGAGGATGGCGAAAGCATAAAGGGATCTAAAAGTAAAAAAGTTTATAATTATCTTAATAATATATCAGAATCAAAATTATCGGATGATTATAAAAAAATAATATGCAGAATAGAAGGAATAAGTGATTATGACAATGATGTTGTTAATTTTGTAAATAAACAAAAATTATCAATAGAAGATAAGACAAGTTTATTAAAAAATATCGGTTTTAAAATAAATAAAGATGGATATATACAAACATATTCTAGGATTCCAATAACAAAATATGTAAAATAAAATATATCATGACAAATTTCGACAAAATAACCAATATATAGATGATATAATTTAATTATAGGAGGTTTTTTTATGACAGTATTTTTAGAAGATATAATAGGAAGATTATTATTTGCAATACCACTTACTGCAATATGGACTGTTGCTTCAATGTTAATCATGGCTATTTTATATAAAATAATAGGAAATGAAGATTCAAATTCTACTTGCTATTTCGATAATTATGTGATTATTACAAACTATATATTAATATTTTTATGCCTTGTAATTTTTTACAATGGAAATATAGAACTGTTTTAATAAAAAAAATTATAAAAAAGCGCTTATGTAAAACATAGGTGTTTTTATTTGGAGGAAATTGATGGAATTTAGTATAAAACCAACAAAGACAAGTAGGCAAGATGGTATGTTGCCTCAAACTATAGAGCAATTAATAAAAAAGTATAAATTAGATTCAATGTGGGAAAATATACAGAAAATTGTAAAAGAAATTATCGAACAAAACAGTGGTTATGTTGTTAAGAAAGATGGTATCATGTATATTGCTGATACAAATGTTTTAGAAGAGGCAAAAACTGTATTAAGAATTGGGAAAAATGCATTAGATATTTCTAATAATGGAATAAATGGAGAGTATCAAACAATTATTAGTTTAAATGGAATTATAAATGCTGATTTTATAACTGCAGGTACGCTAAGTGCCAATAGAATTAAAGGTGGAACTTTAAAATTAGGGGGAGAGAACAATACAAATGGTTCTCTCCAAGTTTTATCAGCTAATGGGGAAGAAGTTGTAAACATAGGAAAAGAAGGTATTGAATTGCATGATGGAACAACAATAATAGGTAATGGAGGAGTTTTATCAAATTTATCATTTTCTTCTATGGATTGGAAAGAAATAGGCTATAGCATATTTACTCCTAGCCAATCAACTTATAAATATATAAATATAGGAGTATTTATTCCTTCTAATTTTGTAGTAACAAGTGCATACTTGGTACTACAATTACACCCAATTAATTATAGTTATAAAAAAGATAAACAAGTGGGTTACTCAAGAAATGTTAATTTATTTTACGAAAAGTTATTAACGGGAAATGTAACACCATTTAATGTGGAAATCGCATCTGAAAATTATGATTATAGATTGATAACCAATAATACCAATGCAATTAATTGTACAGGTGAAGAAGGAAAATTAAATACATATATAAGTAATAATATTGGAAATTTTTTAACATCAGGTCAGGGAACATTATTCCAATTAAGAACTTCTGATGCTGTTCCAACTGAAAACATTGAATGGGATGATTATGACAAAAATAGAGCTGCAAGAACTGGTTATGTAAGAGCTATGATAAATGTTTATGGATTTTTAAAATAGAAGGAGGAATAACATGGATTTAGAATTTACAAGAGGAGATACACAAGTTTTAAAGTTTCAACTAAAAAATGGATTAGGTAAAGAAATTGAACCATCTCCAGAAGATAATATTTATTTTACTGTAAAATCTAGTGCAAATAGTTTAAAATCAATTATACATAAAAAATACCCAGATAATATTGAATATAGTAATGGGTATTTTTATTTTACATTAAATTCGGAAGATACATCTGATATGCCATACGGAACTTATCAATACGATATAGAGCTGAAATCAGGTGATTATGTTAAAACACTTGGATTTGGAACTATAACATTAACTGAAGAGATAACTCATAGGAGGGATGAATA